AAGATGCTATTGCTTGTATTAAGCTATCAGTCAAAGTTATGCTTGAACTTGTAGAGCCTTTTTGCACTATCCATTCAAATTTTTCAGCAGTTTGTGTTGCTGTAGATATAGCTGTTTCAGCCTTAAAATTTGCTTCCCATTCACTACAATATTGAGGGTCTGTAAATCCAACTGAACCATCAGTATAGAATATTTTATAAGCACTCCATAAATATTTTCCTTCTATATATGCGGGTATATCAAATCTCCAGCCAGATGCCGCAAATGTAGGTGCTTGTGTCTTAGAAACATGAACAAAATATATAGTTATTATTTTTTGTACACCTACGCCTGTATCCCCGGTAGTTCCCTGTTCACCTTTTATTTTAGCCCATGTGTAACTGTTGACTGTTGTAGGGTCATCTATATTAAAGTCAGTGCATGTCCCTATGTAATCTCCTACATCTTCACCATTATTATTTGTAAATGTTAAACCTCCATCATTGCTATATTTAATATGAAGGTAAGTTGTTCGGCCATCTCCGTCTTTTCCTGGGATTCCTTGCTCACCTCGAGGCCCTTGCAAACCTTGAAATCTATACCATGTATATTTAGAAGGTTCTGTACTATCTTGTTCTGTAAAATCTACATAAGTTCCGATATACTCGCTTGGAGTTTCTGTCATTTGAGAAGAGTATGTAGGATTTTCCACAGCAGAATATTTAATATGAAAATAAGTAGTTTTACCAGATTCCCCTGCTGGTCCTTGAATCCCTTGCTCACCTTGAGGTCCCTGCAAACCTTGCAAACCTCGTGGTCCTTGAACACCAGCCATACAAACTGCATCTCCAGTTGAACTTGTCCCATCAGCTTTGGTATATACAGTTCTTATCCATAAGTAGCTACCTTCTGGAATATTAGTAGGTACTGTTGTCGACCATGTTCCTCCTACCTGTTCAGTTTTACTTGTAGAGATATAATATTCATTATAAACTTTAGTAACTCCCTGTTTAATACTATTACTATTATTAGCAACAGTGCTTTGTATTCTCTCTACATTTTGCTCTATTTGGGAGTATTTATCTAATGCTGCCTGTGCTGTATCTTTTGCATTTGATGCTATACCGGATATTTCCCCAACTTGTGACGTAAATCCGTTCATATCCTGCTTAAGAGTTGAATATAACACTTTTAATTTAACTTTATTTCCATCAGCATCTTCTACAAATCCATCAGATACTAAGGATTCTATTTTGCCATTTTGTTCATCTACTATAAGTTTTGTCTGTTTAAGTTCGGGGATTTTTTCTCCATCAATATACAAAACACCATCTTCATCTAAATATAAAGTCGTTTTTTCTCCGTTATTCGTAAGGATATTTACTATGCTTTTTATATCAGCATCTAATTTTCTATCACTTACATTCTTAATTTGTTCTCTTAAATCATTTTCTTTTTCTTTTTCTAGTATTCTCTTAACTTCGTTGTAGTTTTCAGTATAAGTAGCATGTGCCTTTTCTAAATCATATTTGTCATCTTGTGTTATTTTTCTATTTGTTATAACTTTTTCAAGTAGATTTGTTAATTCATCATAACTAGAAGAGAAATTATCATGCTCTCTAGTTATAGTATCTATATTGCTCATAATAATTCCTCCTTCTATAATTTCTTAGGTCTAGCACAGAATAGTATCTTATCTGTTTTGTTTTCTGTGATTAATCTTGTTTTTACCCCGTTCGGACATTGTGTCGATTCTATTGTATATACTGTACCTCCATCTTCTGTTGGTCCAATGACAATAGCTGCATGAGAACAATTCATATAACGTCCATTCTCACCATTGTCTCTATCCCAAAATACAATGTCTCCAGCTTCCAAGTTTGAGAAATTAGTTATATCAACATCATGTAATACCCAACCATTTTTTACACAATATTCTGCTTGCTCTGCTGCGTTTCTTGGGAATGTAAATGCCCAACTATAAGCCGTGTTTCGTTTTAATGAAGTCATTTTATGATTTGCATAAGGAGAATGATCGTAATCTAATCCCATATATGTAAATTTAGTTAATGTACTACAATCTATTTGACCTTTTTTTCTAGTTGAATCATACCACTTACTTAAATTCTTGGCTGGATTCGAATATGATGCAGGTGTTTTTACTGCTGTTGTAGAATATTGTCCTCTATACTCTAAATCTGTACGATTTAAGTATGTTTTTGCTATTTCAGCAACTTTTTTACCACCCTTAAAAGTGTAAGGTTCAGCATATCCTTCGCCCTTATCAACAGCTACAGACCCATAGTATTTATAATCTATATTTGGATTTGCATTGGCCATTATTATAATTCTATATCCTACGTTTGGTCGTGGCACTAATTGTCCTGCGACACAGTCAACACCTTCAAGATAACAAATTTTAGATTGAGAGTAACTGATTTCATCCGCAGTCGTAAACATTAACCTAGCATAAAAACTTTTATCAACATCACTATTTAGCCTAAAAGTAAGTGATTTTATAGTTGTTTTTGGATAATAGTAATTTTTTGTGCTTTCTAGTACAATATCTATTACTTTTCCTTCTCGTTTTGATGCATTACCATCATCATCACCAGTATCGCCATCTCCAGTGTCTCCTCCACTTCCTGAATCTTTCTTTTTATAACCTATTGGAGTTGCTAATAATTTTTCTTTTATTGCATCATAAAAAACACTAACGCTGGCATCATCTTTGAAGGTATAGCCATCACTAGTGTAGCTAGAATTTAATACATTTGTATATGTTTCTAATTTGCTAGATATATCTAATAAAAATACATCGTCTTCATTATCACAGAATGATTTTATTTGAGTATTATAAGTATCTATAGAAGTATTTACTGTCGAATAATCTGTATAAGCAGTTCCAACGTGCAATTCTTTTAATATAAAAATCGGAGTGTTTCTGTATTTACTTTTTAATATAGAAACTAATGTTTTTACTCCGTTTATCCCTTTTTCTGTTAGATCATTTAATCCAAAATGTGTTAAGACATAAGGAGTTGAACTTGGATAAACTTTATCATCATCTTCAAATAACCCTTCTACTTTGCTTAACAGATTGTTATTATCGTCATAAAAATCATATGCATTTGCTTTTCTAACTGCTTTTATATACACCTCATTCATATCTGTTTTGTCAATAACAGGAGTTTCCTCTACATTGTTATTGTCAACCTCAACAAGGTCATAAGGTCTTAGACAGAATCCATATTTATATATGTCTGAGTAAACAGCCATATAACGAATTGCCTTTGGCCAATAATCCCATTGTCTAGCATGTGCAACCATATGTGTGCCGTCTACTTTACCACAATAAATTAACGTATGGTGTGTAAATTTATACGCCATAGCTTTTGCTCTAGTTAATGTAGTTGGACACTCCTTATTGCACATCATTATTATGTCACCTGGTAACATATCTTCTATAGATGTTTTAGTTATCTTAAACATTGTATAACCACTTTTTCTCGTAGCATAGTCAACAAGTGTTCCTGCTGCACATAAGGAATCACTATGGAATATACTTTTTAATCCAGCTTCACCATAACAACAAGTGACCATAGAACTACAATCATAGCAGATAGGATTTTTTATTCCGTAAAAAGTACCTTTTCTTTTGTTAGGCTTTTTAAAGTTCCAAGTACGATAACTTTGGTCATATGTTGCCAACTTATCTGTATGTTGTTGAACTATAGCTTTTGCCGTATCAACTATAATTTGTCTTATATCAGATGCACTTGCTTGGCCTGTTCCTTTTGGAGTAGATACACCAACTCCATAGCCTAATTTATTACCTTGTGCATCTTTGTAATAAGGCAATTGGCCATTTACTACTTTATACCAACATAAATACAATTCTACGTTGTTTGGAGTTCCTAATCCTTTAGTGTCTTTAAAAATTTGTCTATAAGCTGCAAAATCAAATTTTCTACTATCTAATTCCTCGTAAACTTTTAGTTTTGTCTGATTAGATTGAGAACTCAAATAATAAGAATCAACAAATGTATATCCGTACTTGTCGCACACATATTTACTTACTATCCAGTTAAGTGAGCCTTGGCCCATATTATTAGCTACTAATCCAGCAAATATATTTCCATGAGCATAGTCAATAGCTTGACGTAGTTCCCAACAACCAAATCTTATTTGATTTAGAATGTTTCTATCTACTGTTATACCGCTAAGCGTTGCATTTCCACCTTTATATGGGGTCATTGTCGAATAGCTCGGAGTGAAAGATTTAGTTGTACCATCTATATAAGTGATAGTTTGCTTTTTATTGAAGTACGTTGACCTTTCACACTGCATTAGTCCGTATCCGCCTGTTGAACCTGTAGTGCTATAAGGGTCTCCTCTACTTTCACCCATTATAACCGCGTATATTAGATTTGGATCTAGACCAAACTTTCTAGCATAATATTCAACTATAAGATATAATTTATATTTATTTCCTGTAGATGATAAATTAGTAAGTTCTGCTTTGTTTTGATATTTACCTATGTCATATTTCTCATATAATGCTAATGCTTCTGCATATTTGTCATTAGTTTTATCAGTAGTTGATACAGTTTTAGAGTTTTTAACCTGAAAGACTCTGTCATCACCAAGCCATACGCCATTCTTATAATCTGTTATAAAGATTGGGTCACCTTCATCACCTTCGTCAGGCGGAGTTGGTTTAGGATTTACAATATTACTAATTTCGTCGAATATCTTATCGATTTCATCTTTTTCTACGCCCATTTTTTCTAAGTATTCTCTTATTTTAGCAATATCTTCATCAGTTAAATCTCCTATTCCGATGCCACCTAGAAATTCTATAATCTCTTTAATTATGTCATCATTTTTTGTAAGATTTTTTATTTTGCTTTTTACTTCTTTATAGTTTGCTAATGTACATTTACTTTTTTTAAACCAATCCGTAAATGATAATTCTAATTCAGTTACCCTTGCTTGTAAATGCAATGGTTTTACATAATCATTATCTATAACATAAACTGTATCACCTATATCAATATCATCAGAAAAATAAATTATATTTGTTTCATAGTCGAGTTGAGGTTCTTTTCTTCGTTGTAATTCTTTCCATGTTTCATTAAGTAAATCAGATGCATTGTCAGCATCACTTTCGTATACTCCTATTATGTAACTTCCATCATCATTATGAAAATACATATGAGCTTTTTCATCAGCAACAAAGTCTTGATTAAGTGGCTTGTCAACTGGATTTCCGTTAGCTGTTAACCATTCAACATTTCTAAAATCAACTCCATTTTGGCCGTAACCAATAAGTGCTGAGCAAAATTCAGATAAATCTTCTTTTTTCTTAACATTATCTACATTTTCTGAATACTCAAATCTTTCATGTGTAACCTTTCCTCTTTGTCTATATACATTTATATATTGTTTATATACTTTATTATTTTTTATTTCTACCGTAAATTCTATTTCTATATTGTAAGTTTCAAGATTGTCTTGTATTACAGTATAAATAAGTGTTGGTTTTTCAATATTAATACTTCTAAATTCATTGATTTGAGGGTCTACATACCCTAATTCAAAACTTGAATCTTGTAGAAGTAAATTAAAAAACGTAGTTACATCACCTTGCAAAACACTTTTTCTAACAACTTTATTTAAAAGTTCAAGTCCGATGGTTTCACAATAACAAGTTTTCTTAATTAATCCGTTTGAGTGTTCACTAGATGTATTTATTATTTGAAACAATTTTATTTTATTTCTGTATTTAAAAGCGATAAAACAGCCTTTTTGTAAACTTGAAGTCCTTCCATTTGTAACTGTAGAAAATTCAAAACTTTCTGCTCCTGTGCTTAAATAAACTTTATAAATGTCATCAAAAAAAGGACTATTTGGATTAGTCCCGTTATTAGATAGCACGTCTATTATTTTTTTATTTCTATTTAAAATATATATTTCTGTAACTAATTCCAACTAATCCAACCACCTTTCATTAAAAATGATAGAACTTGTAATATCAGCATCACTTGAAATTTTTAAATTATATTCACCTGGAGGTATTTCAAAGAAGTTGCTGCCTATGTCGACATGTTCCATGTTTTTTACATTATTTATATAAACTTCATTGTTAGCAAAATCTACTTTTAATGTATCGCCTTGCTTAAAAATAGTTGTATTAAATTCTTCATCTTCTCCATCTTCGTTTAATTTTTCTACAACTAATCTATTAAAAGTCATTGTATCAACAACTTTTTTATCTGCATATTTACCAAAGAAGATAACAAGATGATTTAAATCTCCAAGAGGAAACTTATCACTCTTCATTCTTTCACTTGGCAATGTTTTTATTATTTCTCCAGCCTCATTGTATTTTATTACTTCTGCATACCATTCATTATTTTCTCTTCTTATTGTAAAATGTCCTTTAAATTCGTTCCAGTTTCCTGTTTTACCACTTCTAGGTGTTTTTTTAGTAACAGTTAAACTATCATCAGACCCAGTTGTTGTAATTATCGGGTCGATTTTAGGTATACTAAATTCTGCATCTTTTAAAAACTCTACATTTCCAACTTGCACAAGTGGATAAGTAGCTTCAAAGTATTCGTTTTCATCACAAAGCATAACTTTAAAAAGTTTATTACCTTTTTGATCTAAGCCATAACATTCGACGATGCCCATTTTATCTTCTGCTGTATCAACTTCTTTGTCTGTTTCTATTTGAACTTTATCTCCTTCTATAATGTAATCTGTATAAACATATCCAGTTTGGCCTTTATAAGTTGCTTTAGTATATTTACCTTCTTTACTCTTTGGATATACAACAATACAAGTGCCTTTTGGGATTGTAGCTAAAAGCTTTGATTTTTTACTTCCAGTAGCTCTTAAAGAAACTGATTGTTTTGTGTAATAATTTGCTGTTGTTACTGTAACTTTTTTCAAACCTGTTGAAATTTTTATCCAACCTGTTTGACTACTATAAGTAGTTTTTATCCAGCCGTTTACAATCTCATCAGCAGTTAAATAAATACCTTTTTTTATACTTATCAAAGTTTTACTACTAGAAAGTCTTTTTTCTTTTAGTTTTACAGTGGTAGATGTTACTTTGTATTTAGTCTTTTCTGTTAAACTTGTAGAGCCAGATTCATTATATTCAAGTTTTCCTGTACTATCATGATAAAAATACATACTACATTCAAAATTCGTTACATTTTCAGATAAGTTATATCTTAGTGCCGGTCCATGCCAATCGTCTCCACTACCATAATCAGCTGCCTGTATGCACCAACTAGAACCTCCATCGTTTGGTTGTATTGTTCCGCTTATTGACCTTTTGGCATCGACTTCTCCCGTTACTGATACAAATTTTTCTGTAGTTTCACAAGGCTCATCAACAATAGTAGAACTTTTTTCTTTTTTCTCATTAGTTAAGCGAGGATATTCACCAACAAGAATTGCTTTTTCGTTTTGGCCATCTATTTGACAATAAGTTGCTTCACCATTAAAATCAACCTCGACTATTGCAGGAGTGCTTGTATTTCCCTCATTTACAACACTTAGAGTTTTTTGGCCATTAAAAAGTTTAGCATTTATATTGTGTGAAAAAGGAATAGGGCATATAAATGACATTTTTATTCTTCGCATACCTTTAGTGATTTTTTCTTTTGAAAATTTACCATCAGGAATTGCTAAATAAACTCTTTCATTATCATCAATAACAAGTTTCTTTTCTTCAGAAACATCAAATATAGATGACAACGTATCAATAATATCTTTACAATCTTCCTCTGTATCTGCTTTTATATCAAAAGTAATTGTTATTTCTTTATAATCATATTTAGAATTTTGATAATATCGACCATTTTCAGATGGAGGATCTAAAAAGTTATTTACTCTTTCTGACATCAAAGTTGTATCTATTGAAATAACTTTGACAAACATTTCTAAATCAATGTCATTAAACTTAAACACTTGTTATTCCCTCCAATCTATTTAATCTTTTTTCATCTCGTTTATTTTTTTCATCTATAGGTTTTGCAATTATATCTACAACTTTTACTTTATCCATATTAGCTTGGACTTGGATAGGTCTATCACTTATATCTCCTATAGTTTCTTTTAATGTTTCTCCTAGCGAATTAGCTATTTCTTTTACTGTGTTATTACTTACACTATTTACAATTTTAAGATTACTGTTACTACTAGCTTCTAATGAAAATTTAGTTGTTTCAGATTGAACAGCCATTTTCATTGCATTTTGCATTTCTGAAGTTACATCCCTAGCTACGGCATATACTTGTTCAGCTTTATTTTTCATACCAACAATTAAACCTTCGTCCATATATTCTCCATAATCAGTGGTAACTTTTGAAGGCGAATTTATTTTAGCAGTTTTTTTCATTTCTGCATTAACTTGATTAACAAGACTTCTTGCTGCACTAACTGCTCTTGCTGTACCACTTTGAATGCCTTGAGTAACACCATTTGCTAATTGTTGACCAATTTCTCTTGATTGAGTTCTAGCAACATTTTTCATGCTTATCATTTGTCTTGTAAAGTTATTTCTTGCTTCTCTTGATTGAGTAGTTATAACTCTTTTCATTGATATCATTTGATATGTAACAGCATTTCTAGCAAGTGTAATTTGTGTTCTAGATACATTTCTAATTGATATCATTTGAGAAGTTAGTTTATTCCTAGCTTCTGAAATTTGAGTTGATATAACCTTTTTCATACTTATCATTTGTGATGTAACAACATTTCTAGCATTTGTAATTTGATTTCGTATTATATTACTAATAGATAAAAATTGGTTTCTTACTATATTAGAAACATTTAAAGATTGATTTCTAGCTACGTTTGATATACTTACAAATTGATTCCTTGCTATATTTGCACATCCAACTAAACTAGTTCTTAAATTATTCTGCATTGATGTAAATGCTTGAGAAATTGAACTTGAAACACTTTGAACAGTTGACTGTAAAGCTGTTAATTGTGTTTGTAATGCTTTTATTTCATTAGTATCCATGCTAGAAAGTTTAGTATTTATTTTATTACTATTAGAATCTTTACTAGTGTTAAGAGGTTTTTCATTTCCAGTTTTTTCATCAGCATAAGATTCGCCAGTAAACCATTCAGATATTTTTTTTAGAAGTCCTGTTCCACCTTTACTGAAATCTGGTGTAGAGTGTGTTAACCAACTTGTAGCTGCATTCCATAATTCCGTTGCCCTTCCAACAGTTCTAGATTTAAAATTTTCAATTAAGCTATCAATAAAAATATCTGCAAAATTACCAGTTAAGGATTTTATTTCCTCACTACCTTCTATCCATGTGTTCATTACTGATGCAACTGCTTCTAAAGCATCATGTATATTGTCTGAATTGTTTTTTATTCCATCTCTTAAAGCATCTAAAATAACTTTACCAGCTTCCTCAACTTCTGGAGCAACATCTTTAATAAATTGAGAAATTTGTTTAATAGCACTTGAAATACCTTCTCTTATATCACCTTTACTTTTTATAATTCCTTGACAAATTTGATGTATAATTTCTTTACCGATAGCTAATACTCTGCTTAATCCACCTTTAGTTATAAAAGTATTAATTCCACTAAAAGCCTGTTGAATTGCTCCTGATATATCTGCATTTCTTATATATCCAAGCATATTGTCTAATGCTTTTTTGAAATTATCAAATGTATATAAGACTTGGCCATCTTCTACAGTGCCTTCTTTATTTCCACTTCTCCAAACACTGAAAAACTCAGCTAATTTTTCAGAAGTAGATTGAATAGCTGGTTTTAAGAACTCAAATCCTTCTATAGCAACGTCTTGCAAAGCAGATGATAAAATTAATAATTTGTTTTTAGTTGTTTCATCCATAGCTTGCGCCATTTTTTCAGATAATCCAGTTACTAAATTTAAATTATCACAATATAATTTGAATTGTTCATCAGATAAACCACATATTTCATTTATTTCATCTAAAGAATCAGATAAACCTAAATTTGTTAAAATTTGTTCTCTAGTCGCTTGATCCATGTTGCCAAATTTTTCTCTTAACTGAGTTAAATTTGCTATTAAGTCTATTTGGCCGGTAGATGCGCTTTTAGCAGACATTCCATATTCTTTTAATACTTTATTAGCTTCCTTAAGTGACATATCTGGATTTAACTTATCAATTATTTCTTGTTTAGAAACAACATCTTTTAACCCTTTAGCACTATCTACTATTCCTTTTGTATTTTCATTAATCATGTCACAAGTAGCACTATAGTCAAAAGCATCATCATTAATTTCTTTATAAGTTAATCCAAGTTCTTTAAATTGCTTTTTCTGAGAATTTGTAGGATTTCTCATTGCATCTAATACACCGAATAAATCTTCAACATTTTTCGATGTTACTTTTGCATCAGAACCTAAAACTTGTAATGCTAAAGCCATATCTTGTGTAGTCATGTTGAATGCAGCACCTAAATATTCTGTTTGACTTAAAACTTCTTTTAAGTTATCTATTCTTTTACTACATTCTTCTCCAGTAACTCCTGCTTCTCCTAAATTTTGATTCCAATAAGAAACTGTTTGAGTAGAGTTTTGTACACTATCAGTTAAACTATCATATGCATCATCTGTAGCATTAACAATTGATAGTAAACCTGTCATACCCGTTTTCCCAGCTAAATCTTTACATGCAGCTGCTTGTTCAACTAAAGGTAATGATTTTAAACTACTTCTTAAATTTCTTAATGTTTTATCTAAGTCAACTGAACCATCTTTCGCAGTAACAAGTCCTATTCCGTATTTATCCATAGCTTTTGCTACGGTTTCAGTAGGTGCACTTAAATTTGCCAACAATGTTCTCATTGCAGTCCCTGCACGACTTCCTTTTATTGATGAATTCGCCATTAGACCGATAGCAACTGATAAATCATCCATAGATACACCCAAAGTACCTGCAACACTACCTGCATACTTCATCGTTTCACCCATTAATTCCACAGTAGTATTACTTCTAGTAATAGTTGCTGCCATATAATCGACGAAATTTGATGCTTGAGATGCGGACATATTCATTGCTGTAAGACCATCAGTGACGATATCACTAGCTGTGCCAAGCTGAGTGGCCCCAATTGTAGTTAAGTTTAAAACATCTTTAATTGACGCGAGTGACTCTTGAAGTGAAAATCCAGCATACCGATAGGTAAAACTTTGATATACTTTATGTATAATCTCCATCTTTTCCCCCGGTCCAAACCGTACGTGCGACTTTCATCGCATACGGCTTTCCATCGTAAAATTTTACGACTAGAGGCCTTCGCTCCTAATAGTTTTATCCTCCTTTATACATTACTGTATATAGTAACTATCGGCTATTAATCAACACTACTATGCCTCCTCTGACTTCTTCTATTTTCAACGATATAGCAATCTCCAATAGAAGACCTCCTAAGTTCCAATAAGATTATCCCTTTTTTTACTTCGACTTAGGTTTCCTCTGTATGTTATAAGCTATATATAACTGACTACTTTAATCATCATATATTTAGTAAAACTTTAAATGTAAACAAAGTACGAATGTTTACATTAACTTATAACACTTCAAACAAGGATTCGTCTCCTAACCATATCAAAGTTTTTAAAGATGACCACTCCATATAGTTATTTACACAACATCAGGCTTTGTCCTTACCGTACTTTATACAATTCGAGTGCTATCTCTTATGCATAACGGGGTATCATCAATATCACTTAAAAGTAGTTGTGATAGAAAGAAATTTCATCCTTCAATTCATCTTATTAGTTAAAGTTATAAATAACTTCTCAGCTTTTGTTCTCTATCTCAGAGCTTTTATATGCTGAAACTTAGCGTACCATACCCATGTATTGGAAAGCTTCACTTACCTCTGTACTAGTGTACCTAGTGGTTGCCCCGTATTGTCTAGTTGTTTCTGTTAAGACTTCAATATCTTTTCCAGTAACACCCATAATTGCTGACACACGAGCCATTGAACTTTCAAATTCAATAGCATCTGCCATTAAGGAACTGAAATCAAAATTAAAATCTGTAACTTGACTAAAACAATCTAAGATAGTACTTGTTGCATTTTGAACAATATCAACAATTGGTTGTAATTTTTCAGATATATTCTGCAAGTTTTCAAAGAAATTTTGTTTACTAGCATCATATAACTTTGAAAAAGCAGTTACCATTGTAGTTACTGCTGCAACAACTCCTGCTGCAACTGGGCCAACAATTCCACTTAATGCTTTAAAAGTATTTGAAAAAGTTCCAACAAGAGAACTCATCTCTCCGAACACTTTTCCAACTCCACCTAAATCAGCAAAAGCATTTTTAAGTTCATTCAACTGACCTTCGACTTGATCAGATTTTAATTCAACTTCTATAACAACTTTTCCATCCGCTGCCATACTCTCACCTCCTTTTAGGCATAAAAAAAGAACACCGAAGTGTTCTATAAATCAATTAATCTATTAAATCATAATGAGATTCAGATTTTCTAAGATAAGTATTATATTCATCTAAACAATGGCGATAACTTGTATCAAATTTATCTACTCTTTTACTTTGAAAATAAACATAATCGTTATATGCTTTCATAGATTTATTTAAATAATCAAAAGTTATAGCAAAATTATTTTGTTCATCTTTATAACTTTCTTTTAGATTAAGATTTCTTATTTCATTACTTAATCCTTTTGTATTATTAAATATTTTTTTTGATATCTTCCCGCTTATACCACTGTTTATTAACTCTATACTATCATCATAAAGTTTATGATATTTTGAAAAAAGTTTTAATGTTTCACTATCACTTAATACTTGATTTTCTTCAATATTAGAATTTTCTATAGCAACACTGCTTTTTTTATTAGTTATTGCACTAATTGCAGCAATTATTATAGCAATACTTAAAAAAGCTATTATTACAATAAAAATGTTTTTCATATTGGACCCCGAGTTTCTTCTCATACTATACTCCCCCCTATAATAATATTATAGTACAAAAACCTAACTATTGTCTTAATAATTCTCTAGGATCTTCACCTTTCAATAGCATTTCTGTTATTAATGCTTGTTTTTCCTTTTCCTCTAATGACTGAGGTAAAGCATAAAGTTTTTTCATTTTTCTATAGAAATTCTTTTGTTGTTTATCTTGTATCTCAGATAAATCAATACTTCTATATTCTAATATTTTTATGAATTTACAATCACTTGATAAAGAATTAAATAATGCTTTAAATTTCCACCAGTGTAATCCTTCAATATCTTGTAAATCAATGTGATAATCATGCATAAATGCACTATAAATGTAAAAATCATCATGTTCAAAGCTATAGATAATTTCATTTTTACTAGAGTTTTCGCTCTTTTCTGAATCTTCGTTAGTACTAATAATTTCTTTCCCACACTTATAAAATAATAACATTTCTTCAACAAATTGATTAATATTATTATTATTAATATATTTAATTGTATCTATTTCATAACCATAATATAGTTGTAGAGCCTCATCTGATTTTTCTTTTTCACTAATATTATTATTTAACATTAACTGTTCAAATAAAATAGAAGTGCGAAAATCCCAGTTAATTGGATATCGCACTCCTTCTATTTCAACTTCAATAGGTAAAAAATCGGTTAAAATATTTATACTCATTAGTTATATTTTTTCTTATTTCTTTCAATAGCTCTACGTTGTTGTCTATTAAGAGAAATTTCTTCCTCTCCGAATACTTCTTCAGAAATAGTAGTAACAGATTTTAATTCTGTTGCAAATGCTTTATCTTGTTCTAATTTAGCTTTTGTTAATTCTTTTATAGCTGTGGTACATTTCATTAAATTGCATTTACCTGAAAAAATATCATAGGTTTTTTCCTCTCCGAACAATTCTTCAAATAAGCTAATTATGCTTTCACAATATTTTCTAGCACTTTCAATAGGAAAATCTTTATCATCTTTAGATATTTCTGATATTTTCTTGTTTGTTTCTGAAAAAACTGATTCAAAAAATTCTTTTTCATCTAAATCTAAAAAATCAAATTCTAATTCCACACCTAATATATTAAATTTTGTATAATCGTTCATATTTTAACCTCCCTAATTTTAATTAACTTAATGAATTTTCTTCAATAGGTTCATTAACAACACTTTGAGCATTGTTAGTATCACTTTGAGTTGCTGGTTGAGCTTCTGTAAAAGTTTTTGTTGAAACATTAAAAGTACCTTGAACTACTTTTCCTATAGCATTTAAGCTTCCTTCAACTTTTATTTTTTCACCACCATCACCACTAAATTTAGAAACTTCATTTGAAACTCTAAATTTTCTTGCTTGATAAGTTCCTTCACTTCCTGATACAGGATCATACATATCTACACGAACAAAATCTCTTTCTGCAGCTGTTCCAACTTCATGATTTCTACCAGTTGACCATAAATTTTTTATTCCTTTTTCATCTGGTATCATTTCAGAAACATATGGAAATTTTGTTTCATATTTTGTTACAGAAGTAGAAGATGTTTCATCATTTATATAACAAGTTGTATCAGTTTGTGCTCCAGGTTCTTCATCTAAACTTTCAAACCCATATCCTAGTAAAACATATTCTTCTGCTTCACTAGTACCTACATTTAAGTAGTCTGCAACATCTTTTCTCATTAATGCCATAATATTAACCTCCTTCTATACAATCCTTTTTTTATATACTAGTTTCATTTGAATAACATAGATTGCTTTATTCGCACTCATTTGCTCGACATATCCATGTGTTAATACTTTTATTTCTTCAGCTATAAGTGGATAATTTAACTCTGGTAAAATTCCTTCATTATTTTGAGTTTCTACCCACTCTGCTAATTTTTCATAAAAACTAATATTTTTTTCATTGTTATATGCTTCAACACTTTCTCTGCTAGTAAAATCAAAAATTAATTGCCTTTCAGTAGAACCATCAACATAAGTTTTTAAAATAGTTTCTGAAGGCGAACCATCGACTGAATAAGTGCCTATTTCATCACCTATATAATCAGCAGAAATAGGAGATTTATCGTCTATTAGAGGGCATTTTAAGAAAAAATCTATTATTTTATCTGTAATAGTTCTGTTTTCTATTTTATCTAAACTAATTGTCATTTACTTACTTTCCCTCCTATTGTATTTGCAATTTCATTTACTATTGCATCTCCTTCATTAACCCACATACGATTTATCCATTGTTTACCCCTTTTACCGCCACGATTTAAACCTTCTCTACCCATACCTCTGTTAGTATAGTAGTTAATAGCAGCATAAGATTTTGTACCACCATGATAAGGAGCATATACAATGCTTTTTTTGTTTTCTTGAGCAGTATTTTTTAAATCTCCTGATAAATAAGGTACGTATGAGTCAGCTTTTGTTCTTACTAGGTTTACGAGTTGTTTTTGCGCTCTATTTAATTTACTTTGATTTACAATTTTGTCATAGTCTATATTAACAGTAACTTTTGCTTTTAAAGTTGCCATTTTACTCACATCCTAGTTCAAAGTGTTTTGTTAATTCACACTTAGTAACATTGATGATTTTAACTACATCATCATAGTTTTTTTGAATATCATTAAACTCTTGAGAATTTGTAATTTCAATGTCATGTATTCCTTTTAAGAGAATATCTTCTCCTTCGTTGAATGTATAATAATTACTTTTATCTTCAAGTTTACTAAATTCTTTAGGACCTATGTAAGTTTTACCTTCATAAGTCCCATAATTTACAAAAACTAATATTTTATTATCTATATCCGCAGATGAACCGGTTGTCTTTAAAAATTTAACTCCTGTAGCTTGTTGCCAATCGATACCCGTTAAATAAGTTCGGTGATAAATGGGTTTTCGATTTTCATCTAAAGATATATTGAATAAAGTTGCACTGTCTTCGTTATATCCGAACACATTTACCACCTAACCTCTCAATTTAACTACTGCTACAGGTAAAAGTTCCTTGATCTCGTTAGTTATATCATAAGCACCGCTAGAACTAACACTTTCATCAAATGTAGTTTTCTTATTTCCTTGAGAAATTGATTTGACACCTCTCACACTTGAATAATTAACTGCATTAGAAATTAAAAGAAACAGAGCAGGTTGATACTCTGTTTCTAATTGTTCAGCTGTTATAGTTCTATTAAGTCTATTCTTAAAATAAAGTAATAGCTTTTGAGTAGCAAGTTGTTTATGAATGACTAAACTTGATTCGCTTTCGTTAGGAAACTTTTCTTGTAATATTAAATCCAAGTTAGTCATTTAAAACAACTCCTATCCTTTAGAAATTATTCTCTAGAAATTACAATTAAAAAATTACCCTCTAGAAATTATCCTAGCTATAGGAATTGCTTTATGGTTGATATATTTTTTGCTTGAACCATCCATATTACTTACTAATTCCCAGTTAACTCCTTTTTCTAACTCGGCAGTAGTTGGTGATTCAGATGCCATAGATGATTTTGTAAAGCTTATACCATATGGTGCAAAACATTTTCTTTGTCTACTATATAAGGTATCTTGTCCACCATTTTTAGATGGATTTCTATCAGTTTCACTTGGAACTCTTACACCTGCATCTGTGTATTCTATAGCACCTTCACCTAAAACATATGTAGTATAAGAAGTATATGCAGGTAATTTTACTACATAATCATCATTAGCAGGAGTATATCCAGCAACAGTTGGAGTTACTTCAGCTTTATTTATTTGGGCTCCAGTAGCACTACTTGCAACTACTTTTAATGCACCTTCAACAGTTGAATCAACTTTCATATATTGTCCTGCTACTTCTTCAGTAGGCATTGAGTCGTCAATCACCACTAATCTACCATTTAATGTTGCTAATCCTAAATCTCTTTGAACACCGTTTTTATCAGTGTATTTTAAATAATTTAGTAAGTTTAAGTTTTCTAAATTAGTTGCTACAGCTGAATGCATTATAGCTAAAGAAAATTTAGATTTATTATCTCCTAATGCTCTTTGCATAGCAGTATTTAAAGTAGTTACGCCCATTGTATTTGCTTCTAACTCTTTAGTTATATCGGCAGTATGATTATCAACAAAAGGTTTATTTCCAGTACCAGTCATAGAGAAGATACCTTTTAATATTGATAAAATTGTATCTTGGTCTACTTCATCCCAGTAATCAACAACTTGTGCGGCTATATTTTCCATAAAATCTTCACCGCCAGTTATATCATAAGAGAAATCTCTTTCTGTCCATGCTTGAGATCTACCTACAACAACTCTTGAGTGCATATAAGTTTCTGTGTTTTGGGATGTTATATCAGTTTTACCATCATAATTTAAAGGAGTAGAACCACTTATTAAACCTTTAAGTGGAGTTACAACATAGTTTCCACCTACTTGGTCTGTCATTGCAGCTTTTAAATCATTTCTAGCTACTAAAGCTCTTGATTTTAATAATTCATTTTTTCTTAAGTTAGGCACTCTTTCAGTGTATTTATTAAATACTTCTGTATTAAATATTTTTTTATCAAATATACCAGGCATATAATTGCCCTCCCTTCTTATTCTTTATTAGCTGATGTTTGAACTCTAGACATTAAACTATCTATATTTACATCAGGATTTTCATTTGCTATTTTCATAGCCTCCTGCAAGGTAAGTGGTTTTTCTCCACTTCCTCCAGTACCTTCACCTTTTCCAGCACCAGGAGGATAATTACCTTGTTTTATATAAGTTTCTCTGTCTTTTTTAATTATGTTTTCTATTAAAGTATCGAATTTAGATAAATTATCATCAGATAATCTATCTTCTAATGAATCTGCAGTTAATAATTCAAGGATATCTGTATTCTTTTGATTTTCTTTTCTCCTTTTAGCAGTTTCATTAATTTTTTCTTGACGAGCAACTTTTTTATCTGCTTCTTGTTTTTCTCTTTCCATTTGAGCAACTTTTTCTTGTAAAGCAGCAATAACAGGATCTTCAATTTTATACAAATCAGGATATTTTTCTTCAATTACATCTCTGAATTGTTTTTCCCAAGTCCCTTTTTCTTTCATTGTTTTTATAACGGTATTTACATGTGTATCTTTTAAACTATCAAGATAAGCTATAAAATCAGCATTACTATCTGCTAATGTTTTAAAGTTTTCTAAAGTTAGTGCACTCGCTTTAATTTGCTTTTCAACATCAGTTCCTAACAATACTTCGTTTATGTTATCTTCATCGTCAAACTTTTCTACAAGTTTTAATAATTCACTTTTTTTCATATTAAATCTCCTTATCCCACTAACTCATAAATGAACCAGTGACATTTTTTAGTTTACCCTCGTTTCGGAGCATAAAAATAAGCCCTTTCGGACTTTATTATCTTGTTAATTTATATATTTCGGTCAATATTGTATCTGTGATATATTGGTCATGTACATAAGATTTTTGATTATACTCATTTATCTTATCGTTGTATAATTGAGCTAACTCAAACCAATCTACATTTTTACACTTTGCTTTGTTGAATATACTTGCTACTACTTGGCTTTTTACTTTATCCTTAGGGAAACTTTTATGTTCGAAAGTATAATAATTTTCATCATCTTCAGATAAATAATAAGTAGCACCATTTAATTTTAGTTTCTTTAAAGGTTTCTGTTTTGGTCTTTTTATTACTTTAACTTCTATAGCATCACAAGGTAATGATACAAAATTAAATAATTTTTCCATTTAATCATCCTTTATGTAATTTCTATTTATTTCCAAATGTATAAACTATCAAGGGACTTTTTACAAGTACCTTAGAATTGATTTTAGAAGGTTGAATTATGTAAACCTATCTTCTATTTCTTTTCCATTTAGTCTTTTTACTTATTCCTTGCATTCTTCTTACATATTCACTAAAACTTTCTCTATTCCAATAACATTGGTAACATATAATTCACCTTCCATTCTTTAATTAGTCCTAATAATTGTTGTATATCAAGCATACTATTCTCCCTTACAAACTGTATAGTTTTTCCATTTCTTATAAGCATCTACGTACAGTTCCTTTTTATCTCCGTTATATGTACATTCATAATACATTCCGTCAAATAAAGTTGTACTTAATAATGCTTTGTTATTTTGGAGTGTTTTGCAACACCAAACCATAAATACATCATCTTTTGTTATTTGTTTGTTGTCTGATTTATCTAAATGATTATTAGTGTACTTTACAATTTCATCTTTGCACCAATCTAAAAATTGTTGTTCTTTCATATTTCCCTCCTATTATCTTATAACTACAAAGTAACATTTACAGAAATTATGTTGCGGTATTAAATCATAAGCTTCTTCAGCACTTAAAGTAACACCATGCATACTTTCACAATCACTACATGTTCTTTCTTCTAAAACTGAACAATACATAAATTTTTTATCTTTATTACAATAAATAAAAATATCATTTGCTATTCTACTAAGCTCAGATATCAATATTCCTCTTGCTCTTTTTCTACTCATCTTTTGTCTTTGTGTTAGCCATGATGCAATATTATATAAATTCTTCTTATTATAAGCTATTTTCAATCTTTTTTTAGTTCGATTATTTATTTTAGCCATATTGCTTTGTATTCTTTGCTTATACGTTTTACCTTCGTATTTTCTATTTAATATTTTCTGTTTTTCTTCATTGTCTACAAAATATCCAAAATACTCTACAATTTCTTCAAACATTTCATCAAAGAAGTTATCTATTAAATCTTCAAGCCATTCATCTTCGTTATTAAGCATTGATAGAACTGCTACAACAAGAAATCTTTCAGCGCTTTTGTAATCTTTTGATGTCTTTTCTATTTGGTAAGCAAAATTAGCAGTTTCCATCAACTCTCTAATCTGCTTATCTGTTTTATTCATCTTTTTAAGATATTTTTCAAGTTCCTGTTCGGCCTGATTATATGCTTTTTCCATGAAACTTTTAGTTTCTTCAGCACTTCTATTCTTCGATGTTTGCTTCTGTGTGTTGGTGTTTATCGCCATACAATTCACCTAAACTTTCATCTTCAAATTGCTGATTTTCTTCCATTTCTTTTTTGACTTGTTCCCCTTCTTGATGTGGATTGGTTATAAATCCAAATAAAGTTCTTGCTGTTTGATTAGAGATTACTCCATCTGGAACTTGACTAAGCATTTGAGCAGTAGAAAGATTATCTTGTGGTATATTTGGAGTGTAAATAATCTTAATTCTTTTATAATTAAAATCTCCTTCTTTCTTCATGCTTAAATACTCACATATAAATCTAATTCTATTTTTAAGTATATTTTTATGAGATTTTATCAATGTTGTACATTTATTTTCAAGAGAGATCAATCTACTTCTAAGAGTTATACCACTTAGATTAGATTGTAGTTTTTCATTGTGATTTATGTGACAGCCAATTTGATAAATTAAATCTATGTATCTATCAATTGTATTTTGTACAAAAGTATCATTTATATCTTTAATTAACCATTTAACTTTACCATCTTTTCCAACTTCTAAAATCCCTTTTGCTTTCATTTCTTCTAAATCTTCATCCTTTTCAAATTGACAATTTTCTAGAACCATATAAGCATTTCTAAAATCAGAAATTTCATTACCCATATCTGAGAGATTTGTTTCTAATGCATCTTGTAATCCAGCAATATCTCTTGCTAAGCTATCTTTATAATCTTCTGTACTTATAACACCTACAGAAACAGGTACTCGTTTAAATTTGTTATTGTCTTTACTTCTTATTTCTTCGAAATTGTCATTAAAATGATATATAAAATCTTTTGTATATACATCAATATATTTAGGCCTTGCAGATATTATTTTGCCATTTACTTCTACATCTTCTTCAAATTCAGCATCAAAGAAATGAACAAAGAATAAAGTTTCTCCATTATAATCTCTATAAGCATACCCTTCAGTTGGTTTTATAATTTTAGCTGAGAAATTACCGTCTGCATCTATGTAATATAATTCATATATTCTTGTAAATAAATTTAAATAATTCATTAAATGTGCATCGTGGTTTTCATCCCAATCATAAAAAATGTCTTTCATTTTTTCAATAAGTTGCATTTCTTCATCAGAAGTACTTTCATAAGTTACGGGATTTCCTACGGTATAGCTAGTTTCTTCTTTAACGAATTTCTTTATGAAATTAGTATTAATTTTTAAGTTAGATCTGGAGGTTATCATTTTATATTCTCTTAAAGCTTTACTTTCACCACAATAATATTCATATATTCGGTCATATTCCATTACTTTCGAAATATAATCCATGTATGAATACCTTACAAGATCTAAATTTTCAGGTATGTCTAAATTATTAAACACATTACCTATCTTGGCTAGATTAAAGACTAAATTATTAAGACTACTCATTTCCTCCCTCCTTTCCTATTTACATATTTATTTTTACTCTTACTTTTTTTAACTTCTATTAATTCTTCAATAAATTTGATATATTTTTCATCATTTGAAACTCTTGCATGACTTTTAAGCACATACAAGTTATTTGTTTTAGGTTTTCTTTTGTAAATTACATTTTTTATTACTATTTCTGCAATAGTTCTAGAATTTAAATGAGAGTGTCCATTTTCCCACTCTTTTTTCGTATTATATACAATAAATCCAATCTTTTTATTGCTTTTAACTTTCAATATAATAAATTCTTTATTTTGGTATATTTTTTCCGACTCGGTATAATTTGTCTTATTCCAGTTCGGTTTTTCTTTCATTAAACTTTCAGATTCCCATAACTCTTTAGGAACATCATAAACTTTTAAAACCTCATCAATAGGTTTATATTTTTTCATATTAAACACCTAGTTTTCGCCTATCCATAATTCTTATTATATTTTTTACTTCTATTTCAATTAACCTTCTAGATAACTCAGCTATTATATCTGGAGCATCATCATGAGGGCTATAAGCTGTGCCTTGAAAGTCTAATATTTGTTGTGTAAAATCTTTATTATTGTTATTAAAAACTAATTGGCCATTGTTTACCTCTTCTATTATCGTTGAAATACGTTCATCTTTATTTCTTCTAGACATTTCATTTAGAATAATAATATTTCTACGTTTTAACTCATAATCTTTGTCAATCATTTCTGTAATAGTGGTAACATCGGCCCCTAAATATGTATTTTTTTCTATATATAGATGAGTTATATCTGTATATTCTTTTAAAAGGTCTATGACTGTTTGACAATACTGTTTATAACTCATTTTAGCTAATATCATTTTTCTTATATATTTAAAATCATTTTCTCCTAATGAACCTACAGCCATTGCAAAGAAGTCAGATCTTCTTGATTGTTCACCAGCAGGGTCCACACATAACATAGTTTTTAAGAATGTATGGTCCTCAATTTCTTCTTCTGCTTGAGTTCTTATAGCTTTGAACCATCTAACTCCTAGCGTGCTAGCATCATTCATTTTTTCTGACATAAATGATTTTCTATTAGTCCAATATTTAACTGCTATATCACTAAAGAAATCCCATTTTTCTTCCCATAGTAATGGATATTTCATTTCATCTATATGTTTTTCATAAAATTTTCTAGCCTGTATTTGAGGATCTTCTATTTTATCATCAAAATAAATCTTTTTACATTCAAGCCATAAATCACTTTCAAATATATCATCAATAGTTTGGCCATCTTCTAATAAAACTGCTCTATTAATAATCGTATGATAGTCTCTGTTTCTACTAAGTCTACTTATTAAGCAATCAATGTGTAAAACTGTTCCTATACTTACAAACTTAGTTGCTGCTTTAACTTTTCTACCCTTTCTAAATACTGCAGTATCTCCAACTTCCTCTACTTCTTTACACCATCTATTCCATTTCTTTTCTCTAGCATCTTCAGTTATAACATCAACTTCGGATTGATAGTCATCGGCAATAACTACCGTGGGTCTTACACCTCCCCAGTTAGCACCACGGACAGAAGTAGTTGAACCTACTGCTCTTATATATGTATCATTGGTAAACTCAATTTCGCCTGAATTAACCTTGTAATAATCTTTCGAATTAGGCTTTTTACCTTTTAAATCTATTAAGTTTCCAAATACATCTTTTATAAGCTCATTTTCTAGAAACTCTTTCTTTATAGAATTTAAGAATTGCTCGGCATCATCTGCAGTTTTGGCTCCTAATAGAGTAAACTTTGATTTTTTATAGCAATGTAACCATATTGCAAGTGTTTTATCGCATATGGTTGACTTAGCAAGTCCCCTAGGCTCTACTATATTAAGTTTATCGTATAAATCCTGTACAAAGGCCTCCGAAAGAACTCTCCATATTTTATAATGTTCTTCGCATAATTCCCTTGCACTGTTGTCATCACTTGGTACGAAAGTTGTTCTAAGAAAATATAAACTAAAAAAAGTTATATCCTTTTCTCCAATCACCTTTGCAACTTCATTAGGAAGATATTTTTTTCTGATATTATTTTGATTTTTAGGAAAATATTTTTTTAAATACTTATCAATCAAGTATATAGAGTATTTATTATCATCAGTAAACTCTATATCATCAAAATAAATCATCTAATCACTCCCTTCTGAATTTATTTACATAAAAAAAGAGCAGCCAATTAATAACTACTCTTTTGTATTTTTCTTTTTAACATATTTTTTCTTCTTTGATTTATTTTTCTTCTTAGGAAAAGTCTTTTCTAGTTTGCTTTTAGTCATTGCTCTACCATTTAGGTAACAAATAACTTCTTCTTTTTCTTGCTTACTCTTTTTAACGATATTGTGAGACGTTTTTCCATTGATAAATTTATTCATAACCCCAAAATTTCTAGAGTTTTTATCTTTTTCAACATTTAAATAAGCTAATTCATATAATTTCATAGACATTCTCCCTTTAAATTTAATGGCTGGCTTAGTGAGATTCGAACTCACAACAAACCATGGTCCGTAGCCATGTGCTCTATCCGTTGAGCTATAAGCCAATATCTATTAGAAGGCTTGAGATTAGAGCCTTCTGTAGACACCTTTCACGGCATTATTTATTCTCCGTTTATCCACGCACCTAATACGTATTGTCCATGACTGGTTGTAATTTTATAGTGCCACAAAACCCTAACACAAGGCACTCTACTATAGTACTACTCAACACTTCGTATTCTGTCTGCCTTGCGAGCAACAAAGGTTTGCAAAACCACCATGCAACTTCATGTTAAACGATTCACCCTTGGGAGGTGTCACGCACTAGATTATATCATGCAAGGATATTCTAGTATTAAGCCACTTTCATACTATAAGGGAACAGACTTTTCCTTTTATTGTTTTATTATCATAGACAATTTATCATCCAAAATTAATATTCTCTATGCCTGTATAAATCTGAATTAAATTTGACAGACGTTGTGCTGTTCCTGAAGATTCGTTTCCTTTTGAGACACGAAATACTTCACAACATCAGTGTGTTTCATTGAATTCTTACTCCACGTTGTTAATACATACTCCAGCCCTTTCACTGTTTCACTATTAACAATGGTTAGTGCCCTTTGTTATCAGTATCGGACTATATAACCTCCTGATTATGTCTCGCTACATGACCAATTTGGCGTGAGGTAAATTATTCAGTGCCACCTGAAAATCTTCGATATACGGTTCGCCTTTTCGAAGACTGTCCCTCTTGGGTTACGTAGTTATCTCCACTACTATCAATTCATGAAGACGTTGGACATTCAGTTCTGCTTAGATGGACTAGTTTAACTAGCGACATGTAGTCAGCATGCCTTTACACTGCTCACACAATGCTATCCTAAAGATACTAAGCTACCTAAAATAGATTTAGATTTATTTTTTAAAACACATACATGGCTGGGCGTAATAGATTCGAACTATTATTCCAGGAATCAAAATCCTGTGTCCTACCTTTGAACGAACACCCAATATTTAACTGATAATTATATTCTAATCTCCCAACAATATTTTTTCAATCGGAACATATTCCTAATAAAAAAAGCCAGATTTCTCTGACTTTTAAAATGTTATTTATTCCAATATGGATTTTTCTCTATATTAAATATCTTATTTCTTGCTATATTGGTTTCAAATAATAAATCTTTGAAACTTGATGCTAGATATTTATACCATTCTGCCTCAGAAATCTTTTCAGAAAACTGTTTATGAAGTTGGTTATTTTCTTCTTGTAAGTTTAATATAATATTTTTTAAAATGTCAATTTCTTTGATATTCTTAAGTTCACTTTCTTCTATTCTTACAATTTTGTTTGGTTTGATATATTCTTCTTCCCATTTAATATTATCAAATTTTTCAATTGGATCTATAGTTATATCTTCCACAAATTCAGTATTGTATTGAGGTTTATATTTATTTATAAAATACATTTCTTTCATGGCCATTTCCACTTGTGATTCACATTTAATACATTTTATAGTACAAACTTGTTTATAACATTCTGCTGGCAAATGACCTTTAGTAAAGTGGTTTTCCATTCTGCGCTTAATATTAGTTGTTTTTCCTACATATAAAACGTTTCCTTCTTTATCTAAAAACTTATATACATTATATTGCTTTTTCATACTAATCTCCTTGCTTATCTTCATACTCTTTTACAAGTTTATAGAAAGTATTTCTTTTTAATCCTAACAATTCCATAGCTTTTGCTCCAGTAAATTCTCTATTTTTCCATTTAGGATAAACTTCATCCCAATTACTTGGAAAGTCTATTTTCTTTCTCCCCTTATAAGCGCCTTTTTCTTTAGCTATAGCTATACCTTCTCTTTGTCTTTCTAGTGTGTTAGTTCTTTCAAATTCATATATAGCACCTAACATAGTTAACATTAATTTTCCTTGTGGTGTAGATGAATCTATATTTTCTTTACTACTAACAAGATTAATCCCTCTAGAATTTAAATTTTCTACTAGATCTAATAAATCTTTTGTGCTTCTAGCAAGTCTTGAAAAATCATGTACTATTATTGTGTCCCCTTCTCTAGCAAATTCTAACATTGCTTGTAACTCAGGTCTGTTTGTATCTTTAGCACTTACTTTTTCTTGAAATATTTTCTCTACTTTGTATTTCTCCATTGTAACTAATTGTCTATCCTCGTGTTGTTCCACTGTGCTTACTCTTACATATCCTATTATCATATACTTATACTCCTCTCAACTTTTGAAAAATTATACTGAATTTTTATGGCGCTTGGCGCACGTAAAAAAAATAAAAATTTTTAGAAGGTACCCCCTCGGTCCCTCCTTTGATAATATAAGTATACGATAATGTTTGTTTAAAGTCAACTTGCACAAACACCTGTTTATAAACAATGTATTATATTCTAAATAAACAAAGTTACAAGTGATTTTGTTTGTTTTTTTAAAGTATATCCTAAACAAATATATATTCATAGTTACTTTAGCATCTTATATAGGTCTACTATCTACCCTCTTGTCTTATACCTCTTGTGCGCCCCTCTAAGACGTTGCGTTTTGTCTTGTTTGTCCTTATTCTATTGGTAATATATTCCTTCTCTTAATAGTTCTTATAGCTTAATATTATTAAATCAACTATTTAAATAGTTTTTTAAGGGCAACACCTCGTAAATATGGACCGCGATAAGCGCCCCCCTACATTCCCTCTTATGATATTTCACTATCTTTTATATCTATTACATTTCCTTCTATAACATCTGAATCATTAAAATCATCCCAAGAAGGCTCATTATTATTTTCTTTTTCAGTTTCAGGAGTAATAACTGTTTTAGTTTCCACTTTAGAAATTGGAGCACCAGCCAATCTATTAAGTAAGTATATGCTTGCATCTAGTCTAACCTTCTCGCTCTTAGCTGACCTTGATAGGTCGAGAATATTTTGTAAAAGTTGATTAGAGAATTTCATTATACGATTGTCAACTTTATTTTTAGCAACTTCATATTGTCTATCAAGTTCTTCCATAAATTCAGGTCTTTTTTTCCAGCGCATTATAGTTTTTTCACAAACATCTAATTGGTCAGCTACTTCTCTATTAGTTGCGCCATATACTAATAATTCTGCTGCTATTAATTGGTCTTCTGTTAACTTAGAATCTTTTTCTCGTGGCATCAATTATCCCTCCTTCCTTTTTATTTCTTCTCTTAAGTGATAATATAAAATTTTATGGACCATTGAAGGTGATTCTTTTCTATCACATGCAATAATATGAAGATTATCGAATTTGGCCATTAATGAAATTACCATAGCCGCGCTAGCGTTAGGATGAACATGGCTTATATATTCACCTTTTAAAAGTTTGATATAATAATCCTTGTCTTGTATAAGCAAGAATAATTTAACTCCTGCTTCTTTTGCTCTTTTTAGTTCCCTTATAAAACGGTTATCTTTATTTTCGTCTTTTACTGGATCCATTAAGTTTCCTAGCAATTCATCTAATCCTGCTTTTCTTTCTATTAAAATATTAGGTATATATTCTCCTTGATATCTAATAGCATAATCTCCAGTATCTAATTTTTCTCTAGTGGCCTGTATTCCATTTTTTATAAGAGTATCTTGGATTAATGTATCTTGTTCCCTTGTATCGCATATAATTTCGTAATCTTCATTTTTTATTTTCATATTATCCCCTTCTATAAGCTAAATACATTGAATTTGCAACATTTATAGAGGTTTATGCCGTAGGCAATTAAGAGAAATTCTGTTCTGTATATAACATATAAGAGTTAAGCACCTTTAAAAGTCTTATAATTATTAGAAAATCAACGTTTTAAAGGCTTTTTATACTATCGGTTCGAGCTGGGTTTTTGTATTAATTTTGTCGGTTCGAGCTGGGTTTTTATAATACTCATAAGTATATTAAACATAAAAAAATAAGGGTTAACTAATCTCCCTTATTTAAAAAAACAATAATTAATTATTTCTCTTATTTCTTCTGTATTGTTTCCTCCCCAAATTACAAGAGGATTTATTATATAATAATCTTTTGTTTTTTCTCCTGCATATACTTTTGAATATGCAAATAAATAATACTTATGCCCATCTACCTTTATATGAAATTTTCTCAAACTATCTCTAAAAAGATACATTGAATTTTGTTTTGTACTTAATCCTAACAACTCACAAATATCTTTTAGACTTAATTTATCTAGCCTTCCAATATCAACTTCCAAAGGATTTTTACATAATATATTTAATTTCCAATTTGCATAAGGTATTAATTGAAATACATAGGATAAAGTTTTATGCTGCCTAATTGTAGTATGTTCATACAAATATCTAGTTGTATTAATCATTATTCTTACATACTCTTTATTTTTATAAAAATTTTCACCTTTACTAAAATACTTAGGATTTAGATAAAACTTTTCTTCTACTTCAAAAATAAGATTGTGTTTTTTCATATCACTTAAAAAAGCTAAAAAAGCATCTCTTTTTAATCCTAGTTTTTGTTGAATCTCTTTCTTTGTCATATGTTCTACTTTATTATTTTTTTTATGTAATATAAGCAAATTTTCTTTTCTGTCATTATAATCAATATATGTAGCTAAATAAATTATTCTTGCTATATTAGCTCTGTCAATATCCAAATCGTAGAAAAGTAACTTTTTATTTACATAAAACATATGAACAAAGCCTCCTTGCTTGTTGCAATACTTTTTTAAATCATTTTTTTCATTAATCAATCTTTTCTGTTTCGGAGTTAATTTTTTTGATTGCTTCTGAATAACTAACTCTTCATCATTTTCTATTTTAAAATTATCTAGGAGATCTTCTGTTTCTAAGTTTACTATTAAAACATCTTTCATTTCACATATCTCCTTTTTCAAAATAAAAAGACAGTCCTGAAAAGACTGCCTTTACTTTGATACAATTAATGCATCTTAATATAATTATAACATACTTTTTTAAAGTTTTAAATGAATTTTAAATACAATTATTTTTTATCAAAATTAACTAATTCAATTTCTGCTTCTTCTAGTATTTCACTTGATAATTCATCAGGATAATCTCCTAAATAAACTATTTTTTCTATTCCTGCATTTATACACATCTTTGCACATAATACACACGGTTTTGTAGTTACATATAACGTAGAATGATTTATATTAACTCCATTGTAAGCTGCTTGAATTATAGCATTTTGTTCAGCATGTAAAGCTCTACAAAGTTCATGTCTTTGTCCTGATGGTATTTTTAGTTGTTTTCTTTTGCATCCGATTTCTTCACAATGTTTTAATTTTTTAGGTGCTCCATTATAACCAGTCGCTAGAATTTGTTTATCTTTTACAATAACTGCTCCTACTTGTCTTCTAATACAAGTTGAACGTTTCTTTACTATTTCAGCAATTTCCATAAAATACTCATCCCATGTTGGTCTCATAATTATTTCTCCTAATCATATCCATGTTCTTTTTTAAATTCAATAAACCATTTTCTTAAAGCTAAGTATTTTTCTTCTCTAGTATCCACTTCTTCTTTTGTAGGTTTTCTACCACAACTATGCTTATTACCTTCGGGACAATATCCTAATTTTTCACAGTTAGGAACTAAATATGTTTTGTATCTCGGCTCTATTTCTACTACTTGTTTGACCATTTCTTTTACTATTGTTCTAATTGGCAACTCTGCTCGTGTGCAAAGTCGTATATTTGCTAGATGCATTAAACATTCTAGGTTAACTGCTATATTACATTCTGTTGCTACTCCAATAGGTAATATTGTTCTAGCTATCTCATTAGCTTTTTCTCCTGTTATACCACCATCTTCTAAGAAAGTTTGTATATAGTTATATTGGGCATTAACTATATCTTCTTGGTCTTTTATTGTCTTAACCATATATGGACTATCTAGTAACTCTGGAGCTATATATATACTTACCTTTCCATCTTTATTACAATATCTTAAGCTTTGTACATTAGTTACAAATCCTTGTGTATGTCTTACTATCTGATCTACTGCTGAACGTGGTATATTTTTTAATTCAAATACCATGTATAGATGTCTACTTCCACTTAGATGTCCACTTTGTAAACAACTTTCTCCAACTTTTTCTGCATATTTAGTATTTGTGTTATAACAAACTGCACTAAAGCGCCCCTGTCTTTCTATAAAGTTTGAAACTTCATCTTTATTTATTAATTTTATATCAAAATCTTTTAGTGTAAACATATTATTTTTCCTCCCATTCTTCTAATTCTTTTCTCAAATGATTTAATTTTGCCCATGCATAGTTAAATTTTTCTGTTCTTTCAAATACATAATTTCCTTGATAATCTCTTGTGAATTTAATTTTTAACCATGATAAAGCTAATGCTAAATATGTACTTTTTACAATTTTCTTTTCCTTTGTATCTACAGGTTTAGTTTGTTTTATAGGTCCTTGGCCATTAAGTTGTCTACATTTCTTTTCATCAGGATCTAAAAACATACATAAGTCATTAATTTTAGAACATTTTATTTGTTTCCCCACTTTTGTTGCATGTTTGCATTTCATAAATTTTAACTTCCTCCCTCATTTTACCTTTAGTTAAACAGCCACAATCTTTGCATTGACTGACTACTCCATAATCTATTTCTAAGAAGAACACCATACCCCCACAAAGAGGGCAGGCATTCTCTTTTCCTCCTAAGATTTTTCTCATGTTTTCACCACTTTATAGATTCTATTATCTCAAAATTGTTATTAAACTCTTCTTTGCTCATAATTAGTTGTATACCTTTCTTGAATATTCTGACTCTATTTCCAGTTATATATTGATATTCAAACTTTTTACCTCGTCCAAAATTAAGCTGATTTATTTTTTTAGATACATTCTTTTTCAATTTACATTTTCCTGTTTTAAAGTTCAATATTACACCATCTTTTCTTATTTAGATATCTCCATTGAATTTCTCCACCGGATATTCTAGTTTCTATATTTTCTATATTGTCTAATCCAAGTATCCATTCCCTATATTGATTTATTTCTTCATCAGATAAACCTTTGTAAAATTTAAATCTACTAAGAGTTTTATCTATCTGTTCAACGCACCAATCATACTCAGACAATTCTGCTTGTCTATTAAATTCTGCAATATTATCATCAACTTCTTTTTTTGCTTCTTCATAAGTAAAATATACTTTATCAGGTCTTATAGATACATGTGTTATATATGGAACATACATCGGCCATTTTTTAACAACTCTAAAACCTTGCTTTGTAATTTCTGTTTCTATATTTCCTCCAAAGATTTTATTCTTTTTAACTAAATAACCTTTATTATATGCCTCTTTTATACCTTTAGAATCGGTAATTTTACAATTTCTTAAAAATTCATTTTCTTCTTCATCTAAAACTTCATGTGTTACTTCAAATAATTTTGTATCATAAGACCAACCTTTAGGTAGTTTTCTATATCTTTCCTCGCTCTTAAATTCATCAAGTGGTATTCCGTCTATAATTCTACGTTCTCTTGGCACAATATAATCAATTATAACTGCATCAGAAAATTGTTCATCTACTAAGCCATATTGAACAGAATATTCATGTGCTTTTTTATGACACCAATAAACTAGATCTTCTTTATTAAAACGTTTTTCAAATCCTGGTTTCATTTATCCCCCTTACATATATAACTTACTCACTATCCATGCACCAATAACCACTATGATTATTGCATCTGCTATTGCTCTATTCATGTTCTTCTATGTACCAATCTTCTGGAACATCCTCTAAAGTGCAACTACCTAGTATATCATATATAGGGCAGTTACCTGATTCATACATATCATCACATTGTTTACCTGTAACAGATTTACAAGTTTGTTGAATTACTTTAAGTGCTTTTATTAACTCTTTTCTATCTTCCATTAATCTGTCTCCTTATTTAATCTTTCTATCTCTCTATTTAAATACCATGATGCTTTTTTAAGGTCCTCTAATTCTTTATTTGAGTCTTTTTTACCAGCTCTAGAAACATATTTAATTACATTACCTCTAGCAAAATTTAGTTGTTTATCTTCAATAAAATCCATTACCTCTATATTTCCATCAGTATAATGTGATGGATGGTTAACTGGGTCATTTATTTGTTCTATTTCTTTTTTAGAATTTTCACATACTTCTTTTATTGTATATATTTTTTCTTCCCAATGTTCACAAGCTTGGTGTATGTTTGTTAGTAAAAAGATTTTACATTCATTATTTACGTAATTTTTACAGTTTTCACATTTTTTTAAAAAATCATTACTCATTATTCCACCTCCAGTAGTTCTTTATTTTCGTATATATTGCCTATTACACGATTAACATCTGTTTCACTCCATAGATTTTTAGCTACCTTCTTTTTATCATTAACAACACACCAGCAACCCTCTATCATTTCTACAACACCTATAAGTTTTGAATCGTCAAGCCATGGTTCCATAAAGTCCTTTTCCACTATATCTCCTTCATATATTTCTTTGCCGTTAGCATCTTTACAACCTGTATATTGTCCAGCACTTTCCTTATCTACAATAAATACTTCTCTAATACCAGCTGTTACGTATGCATTAGATGAACCATCTATAAAAATTGATTGATGTAATCCATAACCATAAACCCATCTTTTATCGAATTTGTCATACCCTCTGAATTTAATTTCCCTATTCATAGTTTTCCTCCAACAACTCTTTATTTTCATACACATTTCCTATAATTTTATTTTCTGCAGTAGAGAATATAGAAATAAGTCTAACGTTATATCCTTCTTTTGATTGTATATACCAACTTGCTTTGCGATATATAACCGCTCCAATTATATGATTTAATCCTCTAGTTGTTTCTACTATGTCACCTTCACATATTTCTATATCATTAATATCTTTGTATCCTGTATATTCTCCGATACTTTCTCCGTCTACTTCAAAGAATCCTCGGTAATTATGTACTAAATATGTTTCTAGATCATCATTGTATTCTGCTCCGAAACCTTTTATCCATTGGCCTTCATCTAAAGAATAGCCTCTTACTTTCATTTCTCTCATTGTTTTCCCCTTTAATAATACTCGGTTTCTAATTCAAATCTATACTTTTGTTTTGCATTTGGATATTTTTCTTTATCCACTTCACTCATAAACATATCATATGGTCTAGCATATATTTGATAATCTCCATATAAAGCCATATATATGACTAACTTTGTATCTACATATATTTTAGGATGAACTCTAGTTCCATCTTCAAGTCTATAAGTTGGAATGTTTGCTAAGCTAGGTTCTATATATTCTGTATATCTTGTCATAACTGGATACCAAGTTATTTTTTTATAATCTCGTAATTCTCCAGAACTCTTTGGAGTTGAAATAGCTAATACAATATACTCTTTTCCTTTAAAATGTTTGTATATCGCTGGATATACCAATTTTCTTTCTCCCATCAATAGTCCCCCTTATCATGTTCTTCTATATCTTTTATTGCACATTCGATAGCCTCCATAGGTTCTAACTTGTAAGCTATCATGTAGATTCTAGCCAGTTCTACAATTTCATTCACTCTGCTTAATAGCAAAGCTTATCACCCCCTTTTTAGTACTTGTAATTCTTCAAGTTTCTTACAATCAACATACTTGCATTTATCTTTACAGTTATGTTTTATAATCGTTCCTTCTCCATATGCTCCTACTATTTGTGGTCCTAAATAGTTGCTGCAGTATTTATCGCCAGTTTCTTTTTTAAAGTATTTACATTTCATTGATATCACCTAATTTTCTGTTATATCAACTATAGCTGCTACTTCTGATAATCTTATAAGAAATGCTCCTTCTTGAATAGCTAATTCATCAGGAATTTTCTCTGTTGTATTCATTGCTAACGCTAATCGTTCTATAACTTTATCTCCACTTATATTTACCTCAAATTCCTTACCACTTTTTAGGATAAATCTAAATTTTCTGTATTGCTCTGCCATATACTTACCCCCTATTTTCCAGTTTTTTTGCGATTCTGTTTTGTTTATATGCTATCCACTTTTGTACTTCTAAAGCATCAATATCATATAATTCTTTAAGCCATTCAATTCCTATTAGTACATCAGCTATTTCCTCTGCCATGTTGTCAGCATCCAATTTGCCTCGTTTTGCTTTGCTTATTGCTTGAATTAATTCTGCACATTCTTCCATTGCGATAGTTGTAAATAATTCCTCATTTTCTGATGCCTTCATGAAGTATTTTATTGTATTTTCTTTTTTATCCATTTTTCTCCCCTATTCCTTTACATTTATTTGTTCCATAGATACTCTAGCTGTTCTTCCTCTGCTATCTCCTCTATCAAAGCTTTCTCTTTCGATAAAAACAAATTCTTTTGTCTTTTTATCAACAGCTATGTATAATCCAGCTTGTTCTAATAATCCTTTTAGTACTGTGCATATCATTGTAACAGCACTTTCCATTTCTTCTTTGTTCATATATCCTCCTTATTTATTCTCTCCCCAATATTTTCTAGCATTTTTTAATGTAAAATGAGCAAATAAAGGCATTAACAATATAACAATTATTATTTGGATTATATATAATAGATTTAAAGCTATTTCCTTTAAGCAATCAATTAATTCCAATAACTTTTTACCTAAATAATTCCAATGAAATATCGAATAATAACACCATTCAAATGGATTCATTTTTAGTATATTAGCAACACAATTTCTTATTTTACCATTATCATAAATATAATCTTTCTTTTTCATCTTTCATCCTTATATTCAATAATTTTAGTATTTTGTCTTAGATTTAAACATCTTTTTTCAGCATCCTCTATTAATCTATCTTTATACTTTTCTGCACATTTTAAACTACAAGTTTGTTTTAAAAACTTTTCTCCAGGAATGTCAATCGTATAATGTTTTTGCTCTCTACAGTCGTAAACTTTCCCACAAAATTCACATTTATATGTATAATCGTCCATTCTATCCTCCTATATAAAACATAACTGGTCACTAACTGTTAGCATTTCTTTTTGTGCTTTTTCATAGAATTTTTTATCTACTTCAAATCCGTATGCACTTCTATTAATTTCTCTAGCTACTTTTAGTGTTATTCCACTTCCTGCCACTGGATCTATAACTACATCACCTTCATCAGTAAATAATTGAATTAATCTTTTTATAACTTTAGAAGGCTTTTGAGTTGGATGTATTTTAGGATATTCTTTTCCGTCTCTTTCCCACTTCATCCAGTTAAAAACCATTTCTTTATTGTTGTTAAACTTAGGTAACTTATCCCTATAAAGTACAACTGCAAATTCAGTTGCTCCTACTATTCTCATATTTGCTTTTAAAACTTGTGGTGAGTAATTTTTTATAAAGAATAATGGATAACTATTTTTAAATCCATATTTCTTTCCGTAACTTATCACAGTTTGTATTTGGTCGAAAGCACAAAATACAATCATTGCAGGTGCCTTACCTTTTTCTTTCGGTTCTTTTATAAGCAGTTTATTACAAAAGTGAAAATATTCAGCTATGTTAAAATTGTTATCTGTATTAAAAAACATCTTTCCGGCTTTTTTACTTTCTCCGTTTTTATTATCTCCACCTACATACCATTCTGGATTACTTCCGTATGCATTTACTCCTACGTTATATGGAATATCAGCTATTACAAGTTGTGCTTTTGGTATTCCATATCTTTTGTAGTTTTGAAAGTTATCATTTATTAATTGTATCTTTATCATATTCCCTCCTAAAAGAATGTCAGTTGTTCATAATCAACTTGCTTTATTTCTTCTTGTTCAAATTCGTATTTTAATCTTTCTCTTTCTAGATCTTCAAATTTACTTTGGTCTCCACATGCCTTATGAAAACAATCATCACATAGCCATACACAATCTGCTTCATCACTTCTAATATTCATCTTATGACCTTCTTGATTGATTTCTTTTGCACAGTTATAACATTTAATTCCTAAAAGTTTTTCTTGTCTCAATTCTTCATCGTTATAATTAATTTTTCTTTCTTCATCTGGCCAATCTACTCTATTGCATTTATAAACACATGAATTAGATTTTTCGCATCCATAACAGCAAATATTCGTGCATATACCATCATTGTTATATGCCATAATTTCTTTTACTCCGTCCATACGGCCACATCCAAACTGTGTGAGATTTCCACATTCAAATTCCATTTTATTCACTCTTCCTAATAAATCCTAAACCTTCTATTGCATCTCTATAAAGATATAATCTATCTTCCATGCTTTGACCTTTTTCCTTTGCTATTTTTATCAAGTCGGTTATATCTTTAATTTCATATGTCATGTTACTGATTATAGATTCTAATTCTTCTACTGTATTGTATGTTCCAGTAACTGAACTAACATTTTCTATTAGTTCTTCTAGTAAATCAATCATTTTTTCATGTATATCACAGATTGTATGACTTTTATACTCATTTTCCATGTTTATATCCCCTTAGCTTATTTTTCCTCATAAAAAGTTATATTTTTTAATACTATGTCGAATGTTCCATTTTCGTTTTTTCTAAAGCTGTATTTCATTGGATCTTCAAAATCTGTTAACTTTCCTTTTATACTAAAGCCAGTATCAGTTTTTATATTTCTGTTTTTAAGTTTCTTTTCAATCCATTTCTTGTCTATTTCAAAGTTTTCAGTTAAACCTCTATCTTCCATTTGCTCGTTAAAGCTTTCTTGTAATTCTTTGTCTTGAATACTATTTTCAGCAAATTTTTTAACATCTAGAGTTTCTTTTTCTTTTAAAGTATAATTAAGCATACTTCTTATATCTTCGGCCATTTTCAAATCTTCTGATATTGCATTTGTTATCCAGTTATCTGCAGTTTTCTTAAATACTTTTGTTTTATATTTATCATCTTCTATCTTTTCAGCATTTAGAAACTCTGTTAAAAATTTAGTTTCTAGTTGGTCCTTTTCTGCATCTTTGTCTAATAATCTAAAGTGATAATAATCATTCACTCCATTAGGTCCAACTATTACACATTGCTTTTGTCGGCCTGTTTCAGGTATACCTATCTCATTTGATGCGATTTGTATGTTAAATTTATCTTCTACATATTCTATTGAATGAGTATAAAGTTTTTTATAATCAAGTTTTATAATTGCTACATTTTTTTCATCTTTAACACTGTATAAACATATTGCTAAATCACAAGAATCTATTTCATTATTTCGTTGCATTACTTCAAATAAATATGCTGCTATCTCTTTTGAGTTTTGTAAGAATGTCTTTTCATCGTAAATTATTTGTTCACAGCAATTTTTTACGATATTATCGTTGTAATCTTTGAATTTTGCTTTTCTTAGATCATCATCTTTTAAAACTCTAGTTATTATCTTTTGAAAAAACTTATCTACTTCTAAACTATTTTTACATTCATAGTCATTTAATATTGGAGCATCACTATTTGTATCTAGTACATGTATTATTGATTTATGTATTATCATTTTTCTTCCCCTTTCAATGCCTCTTGGCCAAATAAAGCCACCGCCATTTTTTCGATTATTTTCTTTTTAATGTAATGTACATTTGCTATTGTACAATCAAACTCCTCGGCAATATCTTTAAGAGTTTTTTCTTCAAAGTAAATATATTTAAATATCTTTCTTTGTTTTTCACTCATGCTTTTAAACACTTCTGATATCACCTTTCTGTTTTTTTTATGTTCAAATATATCTCCCTCAACTTTTGCAATTAAATCATCTATTCTTATAACTTCATTTTCTATAGGTCTATTAATTGCATGAGTTGGAGAAGATTTAACCATATCATTACAAACTGCCTTTATCGCCCCCCTATCTCCGTCCTTTATCTTTTTTATATGTTCTTCCTTTTGCTGTATATAGATAGTTATAAATTTCATGTTTTTTAAAATCATTTCTGTTTCTTCCATAACATCTTTATTCAAACATTCCACCTCATTATTTTAATTTTGTAGATAAAATAATTTTCTTGAATGTTTATATCATTTTCTTGAACTCCCAACCTCTTTCGATTAACTTTGCCATATGTTTTATTCGACCTTCTTCTAAGAGATTGATTAATCCCATTTTGTCTAAAAGTCCTAAAGATGCTTGAATCATATCAAAAAATTCTTCGATTATATGTTCTTTTTCTTCATTTGTTCCACTTTCTGCTTCGAATTTTGCTACCGCTCCAATAAATTCAGCTTGTTCTTCTGTTACTTTCATCATTTGTTCTATAGTAGAAATATAATTTTCAGCTAGAAGAGGCATTATGTATTTGTTGTATTCTATTTTTTTGTATTCTTCTTTATAACACTCATCACATATTCCAAAGAAGTCTCCAACAGTTTGAGGATCTTCATATTCTCTATTGCATTCTTTGCACTTCTTCATAATCAACCTCCCAGTCTAAAAAGTAATTTAAACAATCTTTGCAACTTTTAAATTTTGTACAATTTTTTATATAAAAATTACTTTTACATAAGTCTATTTGTATTAAATCAGTTATAACATCACAAGAGCTTTTTAAGTTTTCAACTAAATATTTAAATACCTGGTCTTTATCACTCTCTATTCTGCCTTTACTCATAAGAGCTACGTATTGAAAAACTTTCACTTTATCACCATCCTCTAACTCCAGCATATTGAACTTCTTTCGTCTTTAACTCTTTTAAATATGCATCTAGCTCATTTGGATTAAGTTTATAAACTTTAATTGTATTTCCATTAGTTTTTTCTAATTTTTGTACTTTTGGTACAAATGCATTTTTAATATTTTTACTTGTTCTCAAGCATCCACAACTTTTTACTTTCTTTTTTAGTAAACTGGATCTAACTACTAATTTTTCATTTCCACACTCACATTTACATAAGTAATAATCGTATTTTATTTTTCCTCTATTTCTTTTTCCAGCATACTCTACAACTGTAAGCTTTCCTATTTTCTTTCCTACTAAATCTTGTTTGTCAACTTTTCCAAAAGGTCTTCCCATTATATTAACCCCCTTCAAGATTTTACTATTTTTTATTTTCTATTTTCTTTATATATTTTTTTACAAAGGAAACAGGTCTGTTTATGTTGTAAGCTATTTCTAATGCACTATAACCTTTTTTATACAATCTTTTTAACTTTCTTATTTCTAAATCAGTTGCTATTTTGCCTCCCATATTCATCACCTTTTCATAGCCCCAGGAGGTTTTACGCCTCCTAGGATATTTATTAGTTAATTTTCTTCTTTTAAAGGTATAATTCTTATTTCTTTTAAAATTGAATCATACTCTACTGTCAGAAGAGTTTCTCTATTTATGTGTAACAATCTTCTTAATTCTGCAGGTATAGATACTCTTCCTAATTTATCTATCTTTCTTATATTTCCTACTCTTTCTTTCATAGTTACTCCTTGTCTTTTAATAACTCTGCAAGCTTTTCTATTGCACCTTTTAAAGCTTCTTCTATGTTTGTTTCTTCTGTTTCAGTATGTGATTTGATTTTTATATCTTTACTTCTTAGTTGTATTATTTTTTCTATTGATGTAGTTAAGATGTTTAATAATTTTGTTTCACTTATATCACATTCATCTGCCATTCCTTTTAGAACTCCATAGTTTAAATATGCTAGTTCAGTCAACATTTTTGCTCTGTCTTCACCTTTTATGTTTACCTCTACTTTTCCATTATTTACGATTGCTTTTATCATCTTTTACCCCCTAAAATATAATTTCTGTGCTTTTTTCTGCTATTAAAACAGGTATTCCAGTAGCTTCTTCTACCTTTTCTTTCATTATTTGACTATCTCCGTGTTTGTCACTTAAATGTAATAACATCAAATTTCTTGTCTTACTTAAATCACTAGCTTTTAGAAAGTCAATTACATTTTCAAGTTCAAAATGTGATTCTTTTATACGAACGCTTAAACTTGTTTCTATGCAATATTCTTCTAAATTTTCTTTGATATAGTTACATTCAACCAAGATACTATTTACATTCTTGAAGTTGTATTCACAGTAGCAAGTATCAGTTATAAATAACAAAGTTCCTATGTCCTGATGTTTTATAAGAAATCCTAAAGGTTCTTCTGCATCATGAATAACATCAAACGGTAAAATAGTAAAATTTCCTATTTGTTGCCTTTTGTTAGCTTTTACTATTTTAGTCCTATAGTTTTTTATGTTTAACTTTTCAAAAGTACCCTTAGCTGAATATACATCTATTCCATTTTCTGTTAAGTCTTTAATTGATTTAGAGTGATCTTTATGTTCATGAGTAACTAAACATCCAACAACTTTGTCAATTTTGTAATTAAGACCTTTTAAAATTTCTTTATATTTGATACCTGCTTCAATTATTAGAGTTTCATCAGGAGTAATAAGTAAATAGCAATTACCCCTGCTCCCACTTGCTAAAACTTTTAAAACGGACAATCTTCTTCCTCTTGAGTTTCTTCTACAACTTCAGCATCTATTTTCGTATCTTCATCAATTATTTCTGCTTCCATTTGCTCTACTTCATCTATATCTATTGTTTTTTTATTAGCTTTTTCTGTTATTTCACTTTCAAAAGCTTCATTTTGGAATGTCACAACATCTTCATCATCTGAATAAGGGCTTCTATTAAATGCACTTGCAAATAACTCACTATCATCTGATGTATTTATATATAATTTACAAGCTCTATTTATAACAGTTCTTTTAGCCATTTGATCTGGGAAATTTATATGTGAAGGACTTTTACCTTTTGTTGGTCCTTGCGCCCATGATGTTTTTATTTGTGCCATACTCATATATTCCGTATGTAAAACCCCTTCTTCTCCTATAACAACAGCAAATGCTCCTATTATCTTTGAGTTATCTATATTTTTTAAATCAGGTTTATAATCTATTACATTTATATTTCCATTTTTATACTCAAACTCAACTTCATCGCCTTCATAGATACAATAAGCTTTCACATCTTTTATATGTTTACTTCTTTTCGCTGCAGCTATAGTTCCCATATAGCTTTTAGTTAGTTGGAGTTTATTTCCATGTGGAATAAAGTAACATTGCTTTTTCGAAGGACTTAATCCTTGAATAATCATATCTAAAAGAGAATTTGCTATACTTACTTTTGTACAAGTTTCTAATACACATCTTTTATTTTTATCTTTTGTTTCTTGTAAGATTAGATAAGCTGATTTTAAAGCGTTTTGTGCTGCATAATTCTCTGGTATTACTAATTCTTTACTTGCTTGTAACTCTTTTACCCTTTCTAAAACTTCGTCTGTAACAGTTTTAGGTTTTTCTGCAATATTTTGAGATTGTTTAATTATTTGATTTTTCAATACTCGTCACTCTCCTAATCTAATAAAACTCCTGTTGCTAGTAACAATATGCGTTTAACTTTTTCTTTCCTTTGTTCTTCTGTTAGATAGTTATTTTTCTTAGTCAATCTATCTTGTTTATGTCTCTTAGCTTTTTCAAAATTAACCTTTCCTCTAACTGAAGATAATGTTCGCCCTAAATATTTTGCTATTTCTT